AGGGATTGGGAAGAAGCCGACCTCGGTCAAGTGATGGTGGTGTCGACTTTGTCCGCATCGCCGACGCCTACGCGGCCGAGGCAGTGGCGGACAAGAAGGGGAGGAAGTTCGGGAAGTGGGTGCGGCTGGCGGCCAAGCGGTATCTGGCCGACCGCAAGCGCGCCGCGCGCCGGGGCAACGCGTTCACGTTTGACCCGTGGTGCGCGGCTGACCCGTGCCGGTTCCTTGAGTGCCTGCCTCACGTTGAGGGGGCCTGGGGCACCGAGACGATCGAGCTGCACCCGGCGCACGTGTTCGCCACGGTCAACATCTTCGGGTTCCGCAAGCTCGATGGCAGCCGGCGTTTCACCGACGCGCTGTTCGCCGTGGCGCGCAAGAACGCGAAGTCCACCTGGGCGGCGGGCGTGGCGCTGTACTGCTTGGCGGTGGAAGGCGAGGTCGGCCCGCAGGCGATCTCGGCAGCCACCACCGGCAGCCAGGCGCGCATCGTGTGGAACATCGCCAAGCGCCAGGTCGAGCGGGTCAAGGACTTGCGGGACGCGTTCCTGCTGGAGCCGTTCGCCAACTCGATTGCCAGCTGGGGGAACGGCGGTTCGTTCAAGCCGATCAACGCGAAGGCGTCCACCCAGGACGGTCTGAACCCTTCGTGCGTGGTGCTGGACGAGCTGCACGCCCACAAGAACGGCGACCTGCTCAACGTGCTGAAGTCGGCGGCCGGCGCCAGGCGCTCGCCGCTGTTCCTGCTGACCACGACCGAGGGGTACGAGTCGCCCGGCCCATGGGCGGAGGAACGCAAGTTCGCTCAGCAGGTGCTCGAAGGCGCGGTCGAGGCTGACCACTACTTCGCGGTGCTGTACGCGATTGACGACGCCGACGAGCTTTTCGACCCGGCGGTGTGGATCAAGGCAAACCCCTTGATGGACGTGAACCCGGTGCTGGCTGAGAAGCTGCGCACGGACGCCATCGAGGCCAAGGCCAAGCCGGGCAAGCTGGCCGAGTTCAGCATCAAACGGTGTAACCGGCCGGCGGCCTCGGCCAGCAGCTGGGTCAACCTGCCGAAGTGGCTCAAGTGCGACGGCGCGGTGGATCTGGACTGGCTTGTAGGCCAGCCCTGCACCGCGGCGTTCGACCTTTCGAGTACCACCGACCTGACCAGCTGGCGGATGGTCTGGCGGGTAGGGGATGAGGTCTACACCTGGGGCCGGCGCTGGGTGCCGCAGGATGCGGTGGCGCAGCGCTCCGTTCGGGGCACCGTGCCCTACCAGGCATGGGTGGCCGGCGGGCAAATGACGCAGACCGAGGGCGACGTGGTGGACTACGCCGTGGTCGAGGCGGCGATCCGCGCCGACGTGGAGCGCTTCAAGCCGACGCTGATCGCCTACGACAGCTGGAACGCGCAGGACCTGGTGAACCGCCTCACCGCCGACGAGCTGCCGCTGGTGCAGTTCATCCAGGGCCCGAAGAGCTACCACCCGGCGATGCAAGAGCTAGAACGGCTGTACCTGAGCAAGCGCCTTCACCACGGCGGAGACCCGGTGCTGCGCTGGTGCGCGGCAAACCTGGTGGCCCGGGCCGACGCGAACATGAACACCGCGCCGGACAAGAAGCGCAGCGCGGAAAAAATCGACGACATGGTGGCGCTGCTGATGGCGCTGGGCGTGTCCCTGACTCCCTCCACCGAGGGCGAATCGTGGTGGGAGAAGGCTTGAATGAGGCTGCCGAATGAAATTCCTTGACCGGCTGCTGGGTCGCAAGGCCACCGAACTGACCTATGACCAGGTAGCCAACCTGATCGACGGCATGAACGGTGGCAGCGTTGCTGGCTTGCCGGTGACCGAGAAGACGGCGCTCCAGGTGGCCACGGTCCTGGCCTGCGTCAAGGTCATTGCGGACGGGTGCGCCACGCCGGCGCTGCACGTCTATCGGGAGACCGCTGACGGTAGCCGCCAGAAGGCGATGAACGTCCCCGAGTACCGGCTGCTGAGCCGCCGCCCGAACGAATGGCAGACCTCGTTCGAGTGGCGCCGGCAGATGACGCTGCACGCGGCGCTTACCGGCACCGGCCTGTCGCTGAAGGTGCGCGGCGACAACCGCCGCGTCCGCGAGCTGATCCCGGTTATGCCGGGCCGCTGGGACGTGCGCAAGGTCGGGCGCTACGACCTGCGCTACCGCGTCTGGGACGACTACGGCATGGTCGGGGACTTCGTTCCCGACGACGTGTTCCTTTTGCAGGGCGTCCAGTGGGACTGGATGAACAGCCTGAACGCCGTAGCGCTGGCCCGGTCTGCCATCGGCCTGGCCCAAGCGACCGAGCGCAGTCAGGTGGCGATGCACGAAAACAGCCTGCGTCCCAGCGGCACGTACTCGGTCGAGGGCACCCTCACCGAAGATCAGCACACCCGGCTGACCAGCTGGCTAAAGAACAAGGTTGGGCCGAGAGCCAACGGCGACCCGCTGGTACTCGATCGCTCGGCGAAGTGGCAGCAGATCTCCCAGACGGGCGTGGATGCCCAGCACGTCGAGACGCGCCGGCTGCAGATTGAGGAAATCTGCCGGGGCTACGGCGTGTTCCCGATCATGGTCGGGCATTCGGACAAGTCGAGCACCTTCGCCAGTTCGGAGGCGTTCTTCGCTGCCCACGTAAAGCACACGCTGGCGCCTTGGCACCAGGCTTGGACGCAGCGCATTGACGAGATGCTGCTGGACGGTGCCGGGCCCTTGTTCGCTGAGTTCGACGTGCGCTACCTGACCGCCGGCTCGATGGTGGACCGTGCTACCTGGGCGCGGACCATGACCGAGATGGGCATCTACACCCGAAACGAGATCCGCGACGAGGAAGGCAAAGACCCGCTCCCGGGCCTTGATGAGCCCCTGACCCCTATGAACATGACCAGCGGCAAGGAAAAGGCACCGACCGATGAAGAAGATGATGACGCCGCGGCAGCTTGAGTGCCGCGACACGCCCGGCGGGCGTGAGGTCCGTTCCTTCGCGCTGGAGATTCGCGCCAGCGAGGACGGCACGCTGGAAGGCTACGGCTCGGTGTTTGGCGTCAAGGACAACTACGACGACATCATTGCGCCTGGCGCCTTCCTGGCCTCGCTGAAGGCCCACAAGGCCGCTGGCACGCTGCCGGCGATGCTCTGGCAGCACGACCCGAGCGAACCCATCGGGGTGTGGACCGAGATGGTGGAGGACAGCAAGGGCCTGCGCATCAAGGGCTCGCTGGCCCTGGACACGGTGCGCGGCAAGGAGGCCCACGCCCTGCTCAAGATGGGCGCCCTGAACGGCCTGTCCATCGGATTCATGTCCAAGCAGTGGGCCTACGACCGCGATACCGAGGTCCGCACCCTCACCGAAATCGACCTCTGGGAAGTGTCCCTCGTGACCTTCCCGGCGAACGAAAAAGCGCGGGTGACCAACGTGAAGGCCAGCGAAGGCCTGGCCACCCCGAAAGATGCCGAGCGAATCCTGCGTGATGCCGGGTTCAGCAGGGCCGACGCGACGGCGCTGGTGTCGTCCGTCATGCGCATGGGCGAGGAGCGGAGTGATTCCGCGAAATCGGCCGCGCAGGCAATGAAGGCAGCCAACCGGCTGCTGCGATCCCTCAGCTAGACCCGCATCACCACCCCGATAACAAGCCGCCTTCAGGCGGTTTTTTTATGCCCCGGAGGGCAACCATGAACCAGATGAACAAGAATTTCCGCGCCTTCCAGGCGCAGCTGCTGATGGCCGGCATCGCCGCCGCACTGTACGAAACCCGCGACGAGGCCTCGCTCAAGTCGGTGGCCGAAGCCCTCGACAAGATCGGCAACGCCTTCGACGAGTACAAGCGCACCAACGACCAGCGCCTGGACGAGCTGAAGAAGGGCAACTCCACCGCCGAGCTCGACGCCAAGCTGGCCAAGATGGACGAGCACATCGACTCGCTCAACGAAGCCAAGAGCCGCCTCGAGAAGGTCGAGACCAAGCTCGCCCGTCCGGGCGCCGGCGGCGGCCGCGAGTCCGAGCGTGGCAGCCCCGAGGCCGAGGCGTACAAGGGCGCGTTCCTGAACTGGGTGCGCAACCCGGGCGACCCCGAGCGCCGCACCGCGCTGCAGCAGCGTGCCAAGGAGCTGCGCAAGGTCGAATCGCGCCAGGACGACGACGGCTTCGAAACCCGCGCCACCCAGGCCGTCACCTCGACGGGCTCGGCCGGCGGCTTCGCGCTGCCCGAGATCATCGAGCGCGCCATCGCCCGCCTGTCGGTGGACATCTCGCCCATCCGCCAGATCGCTACCGTCCGCACGGTGGGCAGCCCGGACTACAAGGAGCTGTTCGACGTGAACGGCGCGGCCTTCGAGTGGGTTGGCGAGGCCGGCGCCCGCAGCCAGACCAACACGGCCGACCTGGCCGAGATCGCTCCGACCTTCGGCATGGCGTCGGCCAAGCCGCAGGCGTCCGAAGAGTCGCTCGACGACCTGTTCTTCAATGTCGAGGACTGGCTGACCATGTCGGCGGCCGAGGCGATCGCCCAGGGCGAGGGCGCGGCGTTCGTGTCCGGCAACGGCACCAACAAGCCGACCGGCTTCCTGGCTGGCCCGGCCCCGCTGGCCACCGTGGACGCCTCGCGCGCCTTCGGCACCCTGCAGTACATCGCGTCCGGCCAGGCCGCGGCGATGCCCACCAGCGCGGATATCTTCTACGACCTGGTGTACGCGCTGCGCGCCAGCTACCGCAACAACGCCCGCTGGGTCACCAACAAGCTGGTGCTGGCCGCGATGCGCAAGTACAAGGACACTTCCGGCCAGTACCTGTGGCAGCCGTCGCTGGTCGCGGGCGAGCCGGCCACGTTCCTGGGCTACGGCATCACCGAGGCCGAGGACATGCCGGCGGTCGCCGCCAGCGCGTTCCCGCTGGCCTTCGGTGACTTCCGCGAGGGTTACCTGATCTGCGACCGCGTCGGCATGCGGATCACCCGGGACGACATCACCACCCCGGGCTTCGTGAAGTTCTACGTGCGCAAGCGCGTGGGCGGCAAGCTGCGCAACACGCAGGCGATCAAGCTGCTGAAGATCGCCGCGTCCTGATCCACCGCAACACAACGAGGGGCCGCGGTTCGCCGCGGCCCCTCTCTGGAGCGCGCATGCAACTCAAGGCAAAGCAGGACTTCACCTGGGCCCATTGCGGCACCAACGTGGAGGCGTTCACGGCCGGCCAGGTGTTCGAGGCCGCCGACCCCGAATTGATCGCCGTGTCAGTCCGCGAGGGCTGGGCGGAAGAAGTGAAGGCGCACAAGACCGCGCCCGAGAACAAGGCAGACGGCCCGGCGCCGAAGGCCAAGAAGAAAGCCTGATCCACCCCCAATTAGGAAACCCCATGTCCCTGTCCAATGCCACCGAATCCGACGCGCTCGATTGGATCCTGAAGGGCGTAGACTCGGCGTGGCGAAAGCAGCGGCCCCCGGCGAACTGGACACGGCCATTGCAGCCTACGAATCGGCTATGGCAGCGGCAGAGGCGCTTCCAGGCGAAACCGCCATCGCAGCCGCTATTCAGACAGCGGGACATGACCTGTTGCGCGCCAAAGTCGCACACCGGCAGGCAATGGATGGCATGGTAGTGAATGAGGCCATCAAGGCGGCAGTGCTGCTGATCGTGGGAAGTCTGTACGCGCAGCGCGAAGACGTTGTGGTGGGTGTGTCTGTTGCCAAGCTGCCCAACGGGGCCGAATGGCTGCTGGCGCCGTACAAGGTGTACGCCTGAAATTAAAAGGAAACCAGAATGCCAACCTTATACATCACCGAGTTCTCAGGCATCCAGCCTGACCCATACAGCGGCTCCGTGGTCGCGGCTGCGATCCCATCAGTGGCTGATCAAACAGTTGCTATCGGGGCCGCTAGCACACAATCCGCCGTCCTCAATGCTGCCACCCGTCTTATCCGCGTCGTCAGCGATGTCAACTGCTTCACGAAGATCGACGGCAACCCCACCGCAAGCGTGGCGACTCTGCGCCTGGTGGCCGACAGCCCAGAGTATTTTGCGATTTCCGCCAATAGCGGTTACAAGATCGCGGTCATCAGCGGGGCCTGACCGTGTTCGGCGTATTGAGACTAGGGAAGCTCGGGGCTTCAATGAAAAAGGCGGGGTTCAACCCCCGCGCCCTATTCGCCGCATCCGAGCCCGGCGCATGGTACGACCCAAGCGACATGAGCACGATGTACCAAGACGCCGCGGGGACTACGCCCTGTTATCAGCCAGGGCAGGGGCAAGTCGATCCGCCGGTTGGAAGAATCCTAGACAAGTCTGGGCGAGGGAACCACGCGACCCAGCCCACTACGACCAGCCGCCCGACACTTTCGGCGCGGTACAACCAGCTGACAGGCACCGAGTCACTCGCTACGCAGTCTGTCCCAGTGGTCGCCACGGCCTATACGCTGACGACCGCCGGCCCTGGATCGGTCACCCTTTCCGGTGCTGCCAGCGGGACTTACATGGCCGGCAGTCGAATGGTCACCTGCACAGCGGGGGCTCTGACGCTGACTGTATCAGGGAGTGTCACGCAAGCTGATCTTCGCCCGGCAAACGACGGCGTGGGCCTGCCTGAGTATCAGCGCGTGGTCGATGCCAACACCTACGACACCGTCGGCTTCCCGCCCTATCTGAAATTCGACGGGGTGGATGACTTCCTCCAGACAGCGAGTGTGGATTTCAGCGGGACAGATAAAGCCCTGGTTGCCGCGGCTGCGCGCAAGCTGAGTGACGCGGCAATCGGTTGCCTCGTGGAGCTGTCATCCTGGGCGGGTGTATCTGGAGCGTTGTCTATCCAGGCACCCCGCACGGCCTCAAATAACTTGAGCGCTGCTTTGCGCGATGCAACTAACGTAGCGCAATACTCGATTGCCGGGGTGGCAAGCCCAAGCTCGTTTGTGCTCCGAGCCATGTTCAACATTTCCGCAACCGGGATTACCAACCAGATCGGAGTCACAGCTAACGGCGCGACGCCATCGCTATCAGTCTCATCAGCAGGCCCTGTCGTCGCGTCCGCTCTTGCGAATGCACCCATCTACATCGGCCGACGCGCTGGCACTAGCCAACCATTCAACGGCCGTCTTTACGGTCTGCTGATCCGAGGCGCCGCTACCCCTGACGCCACGATCGCCACGGTGGAGCGCTACCTCAATAGCAAAGCGAAGATCTACTGATGACCAGCTGGACCCACCGCACGATCATCGTGCCCGCTGCATTCCAGCAACTCGCTCAGGGCCTGTGCGCTGCAGCAGCAGAGGGCGATGCGGGAGTGGGCATGTTCACCACTGGTCTATCTGAAACCGGTACTGAGCCTGCCACGCACTACATCAGCAGCGGCTACATCGAGCAGCAATTTGCTGACATTCTGCCGCTGACAACCGTCAGTCAAGACGGCGAGGGTCTGCCCTCTGTGGACACCCGTCCCGGCAATGTGGCGTTCGTCGAAGGGCTGGCAGCACAAGCTGGCATCACGCTGCCGGCTGGTACGGTGGCGGGGCTGTTTGATGCGCTTGATGTCAGCGAGCAGGGGCCGTTTGAAGCGGTGGCACGGCTAGGGCTGGTGATGGTGCAGGCTGAGTCCGTTGAATGATGCAAGCAGGCCGCCTCA